ACATAGCGGTCATCGCTCGTCGTGTTGCCCATGTTGCTATGCGTCGGCTGCTCGTCCACAAACGCCATTTCCTCGGCGGTGTAATCCCGTCCAAGTTCGAATTTGGCGACCGCCGTTGGGAATATGCTGTACAGATTCAAGCAACAAGCCCCTGTTCAATTTGCGCGATTTGCTCGTCAAATGCCTTCTGTTGCTCAGGCAGTAAAATAGTATTGATGGATTCCTCAAACAACCGGATCTTTTCAATCGTCTCAAACACTTCTTCAACGGACGGACACGGGCGAGGATCATCCCAACGGGTAAAGCCGACGCCACCCGTAAACTCCCACTTTGCGCCGGGGCGAAGCAAGTGCATCGCCGTATCAATGCCCATGAGTTGATAGGTTTTCATGTGAAGTTGACCTTGAGGATTACGATACCGGAACCGCCAGCGCCACCATTTTGGCAAGCCAGATTATTACGGCCACCGCCACCGCCACCTCCAGTGTTGGCGGTTCCAGCAAAACCAGCAGAGTCATTAGTTGCTCCACCATTGCCCCCGCCTCCGGTGCCACCATTTCCTGCGGCGGAACCTACGTTACTGCCGCCACCACCGCCACCGGCATAAGTAACGGATGATCCCGAAATAGACGATGCTGTTCCGTTGCCACCATTGCCACCGGCAGCATAACTTGGACTTGTTGTGCCAACTGCTGATGCTCCACCGCCGCCACCGGCGCCACTTCCGTTTGCGCCAGATTGACCGTTACCACCGTTATTCCCTTGGGACGGACTTGTTGACGGAGTGTTGCCTGTCCCGCCGTTATAATCACCCGTACCGCCGCCGCCAGAGCCACCATTACTTCCAGCAACTCCTGCGTCTCCACCCTTGCCGCCGCCAGTTGACGTAATGGTACTAAACACGGAATCAGATCCGTTTGTAGCAACTCCGCTGCCTCCAGCACTTCCTCCGGCACCAACGGTGATGGTGTACTCAGTTCCTGCGGTAATACTTAATGCCGTACCCGTGCGGAACCCACCTGCACCTCCGCCTCCACCGCGACACCAACCGGCACCGCCGCCCCCCGCAACAACGAGGTAATCAACGCTGACAGCGCCAGCCGGGGCTACCCATTTGGCAGTGGATTTAAACGTAAAGATCGTGGTTGGTATTGGGGCTTGGTATTTGAGGATGACGATGCCGGAGCCGCCAGCAAAACCCGGAGTTGGACCTCCACTCAAACATCCCCCGCCGCCACCGCCAGTATTAGCAGTACCAGCGGCTCCTGCGGCTCCACCACCACCTGCACCACCTGCACCGCCATTTGAAGTTGAACTTCTTCCTCCACCACCACCGCCAGCATAAGTAACAGAACTGCCGCTAATAGTGCTGGCTAATCCAGCGCCTCCTGCTCCAGAGGTTGAAGAATTTGCCGCGACAGTTTGTCCAACTGCGCCAGCCCCACCACCACCGCCAGATGGATAAGGACCTGTTGATAGATTTGCACCGCCGCCGTTGTTCCCATAACCAGTTGCACCGCCACTAGAACCCTGAGTAGCGGTACCGCCTGATTTTGTTGAAGTACTAGTAGCACCGGCTCCGCCGCCAGAACCGCCATTTAGCCCATCAGCATTGTCTGCAGCCGCTCCACCGCCACCATTTGCGGTAGAAGTGTCAAAGACAGAATTACTTCCAGCACTACCATTAGCGTTATTAGCACCGGCTGCGCCTCCAGCACCAACGGTCACAGTGTAATCAGTACCAGCAGTTACAGATCTTCCGGTCTGCAAGAGTAGTCCGCCTGCGCCGCCCCCGCCCCCTGCTCCGCCGCCACCTCCGGCGGCTACTAAAATATCAACGCTGGTTACGCCTTCGGGAACAGTCCAAGTGCCAGAAGCAAGAAAGGTTTGAATAATGGTGACAGCGGGTTGCGGCCACGTTCCCGCAGCACGATAAGGTAAAGTCTGACTTAATAGCCAAACTCCTTTTGCAGAAGCAAGATTAACTGTAGGCGCAGCCGCTCGTATGACTCCGCCTGTATATCGCAGGGTCATTAGTTGATCTCTTCCCAAGAAGCGATGACAACAAGATCACTGGCCGTGCCAGCCGTGGCACCAATAGATTGATCTTCCTTCAAGTAGATTGAAGTGTTCTTGTCGATTACTACCAACGTCGCATCAGCAGGAACAGATACTGTGGAAGCCAGCGCATAAGCCGTGCCGCCAAGATCGTCCTGACTGTAGACATTGATCGAAATATCTGCCGCGCTTGTACCGTCCACGTTCGCCACAATGATGCTATTAACCTTAAAGACCTTGCCGCTAGATGCAGCGTTGTTCACGATAGCCGTTGCGTTCGTGGTGGTCAGTGATGTCAGTGAGTTGTTCCCGTAGATTGCGGAAACGCTGACAATGTTTGGATTCGCCATCTCATCAACCTCCGAACACAATCGACATTGCGATTGCCTTTCCAACCGTTGCTATCGTACCGGCACCGCTGCCTCCGGTATTGTTGAGAACCAACCAGGATTGATCGGCCGGCACCGTTACGCTCGCGCCAGACCCGATGGTCACCGGCCCTACGCTCAGTCCGTTCCGTCCGGTCGTTAGCGTGTAGTCGTTCGCAATCGTGTTCAGACTTTCCATGATCGGCCGGTTGGCCGCATAGGCAGGGAAGTCTGAGAAGACATTCTTAGTTCCCGCAGAGAACGAGACCTTCGCACCGCTCGCGCTCGAGGCCAGCACTGTATCTCGGGAGAGCGTAGTGCCCGATGACGTATAAGTGCCAATGCCCACTTCCCACTCAGAGCCGGTCTGGCCGGCAATGACGTAGTAAGTGGTATTGCCGTTGCCGATAGCAGCAAAGGACTGATAACCGGTCTCGGCTCCGGCAAGCGTAATAGTTCCCAGCCCCGCCGTCGTGGTGGTTTCTAGGACTCGATCTGCAAGAACGAGGGCCATTTAACCCTCCGATCAGGCGATACGGATGATAGCGTTCGTTGCGTCTGCCGTCGGGAAGATGATCGTGAACGTACCGTTGGTCGAAGTTTTCGCACCACCGAAGTCCAGGACACACACCGTCGGGTTACTCACAGGCGTGTCGTTGTAGATCAACGCACCGTATGCAGTAATCGTCGCACTCGTAAACGACAGATCCGCGAAGTCCGTAAACGCCGTCGTGCCGCTCGAGGTCGGCGTGACGTTCGTTAGCGTACCGCCACCTGCGGAGTACGTGCCCGAGTTCGCAACTTCGTTCGTCGCGGTGTAGGCCGTCGTGGCCGCCGTAAACGACGCACTGTTGTCGTACAGCGCGAGCTTGAAGGTGTTGCCTGTGCTCGCCGTGAAGTTGTGAACAGCCTGCATCAGCTCCACTTTGAAGCTGGTGCACATAAAGTTGCCTGAAAATGCCATCTCTATTCTCCTAACAAATGGACCAGCTCTGGATGCCCGGCCTCACGCAGCTTGTTGGCCACGGTGATTCGGTCTTGTTCAATGGCTTCCTTCAAATAGAAGGCAACCACCTGTCTCACGCTCTCTTTGAACGCTATCGCCTGCTCTCGAATGGCCGGGTGAGACTGATCGCCTACGTAGACGATCTTGTCAGCCGCTCGCTGGGCAAGCTCTTCCGCCGTCCACCCACGAAACTGGGTGGTTTGGACTTGTACCCCGCCGACTAGGACGGGCGATGAAACGTTGATCATGGGCCGGGCGACTCCGATTTAAGCGGCAAGCGGATCATACCATCGCGGTACTCGTCGCGGCGGCGGCGTCCCTGCTGTTCGATGCCGAGGCCCTGTACCGCTTCGCGATACGAATTCTTGAAGTACTGGAGCATGTTGTCCGGGCCCTTGGTGTAGCTATAAGCCTGAATCAAACAGGCGTACAACAGGGCTTCCGGTGCATTAATGCTGATCCAGGTGTTCGGGTTTGCCGAGGACAACTGGGCCGGTCGGTAGATATAGCCAAGCTCGACCACGTAGTTAGCGCCAGGCGTCGGGGCTACGTAGAACGTGTTTTGGTCCCACACCGAATAGTACTTGGGCACGCCGGTCGTCGAACCGTTCGGCCAATACTCCTTCATGAAGGAGGTGTCTCGGAAGTCCAAGAAAATCTGGTTAGATCCCGAGGTGATCATCATGTACCGATGGGTCAGGATATCGCTCGGAGCGGACAGAAATTTGTTGCCCGAGGTCATGTTGGCCGTGGCCTCAACCTTGAACACGTCCAAATCGATCTCGCGAAGAATCTGGTTCTCCGCCATCGTGATAAACGTATTGATCACCGCATTGGTGAACACGTTAGCGTTCACCTCGGTGTAGTTCCGAATGTTCGTGACTAGTTCGTCGTACGTCATGATGTAGCCACCGAAACTGACCCCACTACGCCTTGAGCGATCAAAGCCTGGCCCTCAACATAGGGCCGCATATCGTTCGTGTTACGAGCAGATCCGTAACTCTGAAAAGCCGTAAAACCGGGCGCGCCAACGTACACAGAAACCGGTTCAATACGATCAGGCCTCGGATCGCGCAAAGCGATTGCGTCACCACGGTAACGCAACGGCTCAAGCTGCGGCTCCTTCGGCTCGTAATCATCGGGGCAGACCATGTATCCCTGCCACTGCTTACGCAGCACATTGTAAGGATACCGCTGACCACAAAAATCACACAGCCCGTAAGAAAACTTACCTGTTGCGTAGGCCACTTAGACCCCCATGTCCGGGACAAACTGCACGCTTGCTGTGTCCCGATCCTCCATGGCCGCTCGGTTAAAGTCCTCTTCGTAAATCGCCTTGAGTGCTGCCGTACGATCCGGCGCAAACTTCAACGACAACTGATAAGCCAGCCCCGACGCAAGACACGGCAAGAACCGGAAGTTAATGTCCGCCTCGTTCGTGTATACGCCAGCGTCCTGAATCCGACGAATCTTGTAGTACACAAAGGTGTACGTCTGATCCGCCGCCGGATAAAAGAAGACCTTGGTCGGATTGGCACGCTGCACGTAAAACTGAGCCGGGCGCGATTCCGAGGTCTTGTCCGGTACGTTTAAGTAGTCTTCGCGGCTTATACGCTCGATGTACACGTCGCTGTTAATGCCTTGGCTGTTTTGGCGAATGATCGCCTCCAAGACGTTAACGGTATCCGATGGGAGCGTAATCTCGTTAACACCTTGAGTCAGGGTGTACGTAGCCTGCTCAATGGTCCAAAGGTTCAAGCCACGATTGGCCCAATCCAGAAACAGCAAATTGAGCGAGCGGCGTGCGGAGTTGAGCTGATAACCGCTCGTCGGCCGCATGCCGCAACGCTCAAATGCTTCTTCAACCAAATCATCAATCGATAGGTTGAAGTCTGTTGTGCCGGAGGTAGGCATCGATTAGCCGCAAGATCCGCCGTAGCGCATCTTCTTGACTTTCTTGCGCTTGCCGCCCTTCTTCATGCCCATCGCCATCATCTTGTGCTGGTTGATAGCGCCGCCCTTAGAAGCCATGACGACCTTACCGGTCTTCATGCTTGGCTCCGACACCATGTGGTTTTTTCGACCGCTGCCTACTGCGCCACCGCCACGAACGGCTGCGCCCATTCCACGTCCGGCCATGTTATTTACCCCGCATCGCGCGACCGCGCGCATCTTTGCTGTTGCTCTTCATAGCACGGCCTTTCTTATCGGCCATACCGCCCTTTTTCATCTTGCCGAGGCCATCAGCAGCAAAAGAAGGAACTCTCTTGCCGTTCTTCATGACCATCTTGAGTTTGCCAGGCATTGTTAATCCCTCGTAGTACGAATTTCGTCAAGTTTAGCTTCAAGACGATTGAATCGTTGGTCAACATGCGCGACAAACTTCTCGATTCTATCGTCCACTTCTCTGCGAGTAATGTGATCTCTCGCAATCTCCTCACGGGTCCGGTTGAGCAAAATATTCAGCCGAGCCAGTTCATCAAACTTACCCTTTAGCATGAATCCCATCCCGGTCACTATCGCTGACAGGATGATGTTCCAGATCATGATTTCCATCGACTAACACTTCCATCGCCGACGGGCCTGCCGGATCCGGCTGTTTGGATCCTTGGCCGCTTCTGGGTACATCTTCATCTGGCCGGCGGAACGTGCACAAAACGACTTACGTCGCTTTGCCCGAGCAGGCCCCGGATTAGATTCCGTTACGGCCGTCTGAAGTTTGCTGCCGGGATTGGCTTTGCGATAGGCGGCAACGCCTTTTTTGGTCATGCCGGCACCTTGCTTCGTCGGGCGGAAGTTACCGCTCTTGACCGAAGTTTTGATGCCCATGCCCTTGCGTACAGCGCCGCCGCCACGCATAGCCACACCCATGCAACCAGGCATTAGGCTGGCGCTCCACCCACGTACAGCACGGTGACGCTCAACACTTGCGCATCGGCAAGCGTTACGTACACGCCGTCGGTGGCGAGGATCCCGTCATCTGGAATGATGAGGTCATAGGCTCCGGCAGATGCCGGAGTCTTGATGTCAAGGATCGTCGTGCCACTGGCTCCACCCGTCTTAAGGGTGAAGCCTGATGCCGTACCTGTGTTGGTGAAGTACACGCCTTGCACGCGTGTGCGGCCATTCACCGCGTCGCCGGTAGCGACAACGGTTTTTGCCTTGACGTCACTTGCAAAGCTCATACGAGCC